CTACCATTTCTTGTATGAAATCCATAACTATGTGTATGCAAAGATGGTATTGGTTTATTTTCAATTAACAAATGAAATAAATCCCACTCATTAGAATAATCCATATCCTGTTGTGTTTGATTAATAGCCTCTGCTAGGGCATAAGGATCATGTCTTAATGCTTCTTTTCCATATGTTTTGCATATGTATTTTTCTACATCCGTAACAACACCTTTGTGTGGATGAGTAAAATCTGCAGGCCAAATAATCAAACTACCTTTCTCTGCTTTTATTTCTGTATTTTGACGAGGAAAAATTGTTCCTCCTTTTTCTATATCATTTAAATAAACCATGTAAACTAATTTTCTTTTCACAGTTCTTTGATCTACGCATTCATAATGAATCTTTTTATAACCACCGTTTGGTGGATAATACTGTACCACATTTTGAAAAGATGTTTGTAAAGGATAATCAATACTATATTTATTAACATAATCTTGAACATGTAAACTCAATACTTCAAAAAATTCTATTATATGTTTATTGGTTGATTGATTGTAGAAAAAACAATCTATTGATTCTTTTACATCTTTATTAACAACGCCGTTTCCAAATTGGCCTTGCATTTTGTACTCCAAATTATTATTAAAATAATCTATTAAATTATTACAAATTGAAGTTTGTATTCTGTATCTTTCTATAAAATTATCCACAAAAGGATATTAGCTTCCTTTCCAATCTCCTGCAACCCTTTCAACATAAACTTGTTTCATAGGCCATACACCACCTGCTGTAAATACTTCAGGTAT